GTTTCCAAACACTGACCATTTCTTGGGACTACAAAATATAAGACCAGAATCGTCCTATATTAGGCTTTTTTGGGTCCTGAGAATGCGCATGTTTGGAGGCTGGACCACCACAATTGGGCATTGAGGCCCTCTGGATCGATCAAGGGAGTTTCGAGCCAGACCGGGACACCCGAGTGTCGAACCGCCGGCGCAATCATATCCATATTCATGCGCCATTTCCTCATCTGATCGGTCATCTTCGCTTCCGCGTCGAGACCCTCAAAGAGTAAGTCGGAACGAGTGAGATCGAGGGGAATTGGGGCCTTAGAGAATCTATCGAATAGATCCTCTAGGTCGCTAAAGGCCTGATCCGTTAGGATCTTGAGGTTAGCGGAGCTTTCCTCATCCTTTAGTGTGGTGACAGGCTGTGGTAACACAACCGTAGTCTCTTTTACAAGAAACTTAGCGATCACTCGCTTCACCACCAGGCAATCCTCCACATCCTCGCTTTGGATGTCCAGGCTACATTGGCCGGACGCGATGGATGGGAGGACCTGATTCACCCAAGCTACGAACTCCTTGGTGGGTAACCACCCGGGTGGGGCGAACTGTTCGTACTTTCCTTCTAGTAATAGAGGGAACTCCTCGGGACACATCTCCAAGTTAATTGGAGGTGCTTCAAGTAACGTTGTCGTCTCAGCTACTACCGGTAGTACTACCGGCTCCACAACCTTGGGCGTTGCTGTGGAGGATTCTCGCGACACAGGTGGAACACTAGAGTAGCGTTTCACAAGTGCTTCGATGAAAAGTTGTAGATCGACGAGTTGGTCGGCTTGCCGATCAACAAGCGTTTGGCCTCCGGCCCCCGAGAGAGCATCATCCTGAGCCATTTCAGGATCATAGATGAGGCCTCCAGACCGGTGCGTGATATGGTCCGCCATGACGAGTCCGAGGCAAGTAGGGAGTCTTTTGCCAGTCTGCTGAGCAGACAGCATTTGAGCCCCCATCATGCCTTGGGTTACGAACTCGTCGGCAGCATCCACTGCTGCCTGGGCACAGTCTCTATCACGTAGCACACGCGCAAGAAGATTCTTGGCGTAGGCGATCGTAAGATTGACTGACAGCTCATCCCCCCCGGGGATGTGGTCCTTAGAACCTGAAAGGATCCGTTGATCCGCTCCTAGTAACGTGCAGCTGTTGGCGAGAGCCAGCAGCAACGGTACAAATGAGCTCCATTGGAATCCCACTCTCCGGATTACTCCGGAGGCTGGACCAAAGGCCGTGATTAGCGCAACCTGTAAGGTTGGACCAAGCTGCCCTTTTCTCCACCATTTATTCGCCTCCACATAGGCGGATGGAGTCAAGAGTGTACGACAGAGTCTTGCGACCCACGACTCGCCAGGTGAGATACCCCAGCGAGCGATTACTCTCAGCGCATAGTCAATGCGCTGGGCCGGTGTCCTAACCCTTAACTCTTGTTTAAGAGACATAGGGGAAAGGTTCACGTTCCCTAGCCAATACTGGTTTGCGAACTCAAAGAAAGGACCTAGTGCCCGTCGTCTGACGACGTCTTTATACTCCTTAAAGTATTTTAAGACATTTGGGTGCTGAGCATCCCAAACCACTAACGCTTTATTGACGTGGTCAACAATCACGTTTCCGACTCGCGTCGGAAGATCACTAATTAGGGAAACTTTGAGCCCGATCCGAATATGGAGTAATTGGGTTGAGGTCACATAAGACTCTCCGACGGCTGCCTGACCGATGACTGCGTCATCGCCCAGGACTCTATAGTCCCAGATCTCCGTGGATGTCAAGCTGATCCCCGCTCTACGAGCGGACCACAGAATAACTGCATGGTGCACTAACGCCATAGAGGGCCAAGACGAAAGCGCTCCCATGGGTTGCCCACGAGTGTACTTGACGTGACTAACGTCTGAACACTCTTCTGGAGGTACTAGGAACCACCTGTCGGTTAGTAGCATTAGCCACGAGTCGACTAAAGGTTCGGGTAAGGCACACTTAAGAAGCACTTCATATAGGTCTTGGGGAATCAAGTCAGTTGCGGCCTTAAGGTCGTAACTGTGGGCGGAATCGCGTTTTTTAAACGCGAAGAAGCTCACGCTTCCGTTTTGATCGAAAGTAGCATCAGACGGGAGAAGACGAAGTATCTCCATCATCCAATCATGAAGTGGCTTAAGCGCCCGTTGGCTCCAATAGTCAACGATGGCAAAAACTCTTTTCTTTCCAGCTGGCTCCAGTTTCAGAGCCAGCTTACCCAAGCCGAGTTCCCGATGTTGCATCGGTTGTCGACTCCCGTTGACGAACGGTTTGTGGGAGAGATACGCAATCTCTGGAAATACTTTTTGAGCTTCAGACGATACTAAGTCGAACAGCCTTGAGGTACGTAGGTCACCCGTGTTACGCAGAAATTCCTTCAACCAATTGACCGGGGCAAGGCCCCAGGCGATGGTGTCGAGAGCTGCTGCGAGGATGGATACTCGCCCATTGGGTGATCCCGTACGTATTAAGGCGGGTTCCTCGTCAAAATAATTCATCTTACTAAGATCTGGGCGAACTAAGTGGGGTTTACCCGCTTCCTTCGCTAAATTTTTAACTAAGACACCCCAGAACTCCTCTTTGCAAAACCTGGCAAAGTCGGCAAGGGATGCCGAATCAATGTCCGGGTGAGCATCGGTGATGTTCTGAAGGTCTATTGGCTTGTACGAGCAATGAAATGCTTTGTACATGTTCAATAGGGAAAATATCCATCTTAGAACCAAAACATCATAATTCATTATTGATCGTCTTACTTGAACCGGGAGCCATTGTGGAAGTCCGACTCGCGTCACCTTTATTGGGTGTCCAATTTCCCAGGCATCCTTCACAGGGTTGCCCGCAAGGAAACGTCTGATGATTACAGAACTGTTTTTAAGCAGTCTGATCACACCGTTCGAACCTTGCGAATGGAGGGTATCCTTAAGGTGTAACGCAATCGATCGGGTGGATTCCACTATAGTGGGAGTGGGAGCGAGCGTCTTTCCTGCCCAGTGGTAGGTCAAGTATGACCATCCACACACAATGTCAGTGATATTGATGTGGGACAGCACAATTGACACGTCCTCTGCACCGGAAGATACATATCGCGAAAATAATGACTTTGACCAGTTCAAGAGCTTGTTCCACGTTCTTTGACGAAGCGTCTCCTCCTTGGAACGCTTCATACGTGGCCCATACTCAAGACGGTCTTTAGGTCTATCCCCTTTCGGGGGGGTATTTTTGTTAGGAGAATCGGAGTCAGAAGAACCTTTTTCTTCAGATGAAGAGGAATCCTTAGAAGCATGAAGGTGCTCGTCTTTTGGACCTGGTCCAGAAGCGCGCTCGACTTGCAAAAGTCGCACTTCCCCTGCTCTAGCCAAGACAACCAGTGGGCTATCAGTAGATAGACTTACGCGGACTTGGATTTTATAATCGCGTTCCGACAGGTAAAGGACAGCGGCAGGATCCGCAGGGTCGACAATTGCGTACAACCCACCCGCCACCTTATCCCAATCGACTGTTTTCCACAGACGATGGTTGGGGTTCTGATACCGGACTGGAGAAGCATGCAATCGCCTGTTTGAGAGGTACGTAGTTGGCAAGAATAACCCAACTGCAGACCATAAGAATATGCGACTGCCACCGATTTCTCGGGAGGACTTGATTAGTCCAAGCGGGATGTGGGAGTTAGTGAAGAAATTCATGATACTCAATTGGTGTAGACCCGATTAAGGGTTTATTGTATCTCCGGTACGGGGGCGGTCCCCTCTCTCTCCACCTTTTGAGGGGTGAAGGAGGCAAATTGTGAAGCCTACATATAGAGTTTCGTACGGTCTGAGCAAGCTCAACCCGTGCTCCCAACCATATGAGCAGTTGACTGTCCCAGGAAGAACATTTTACCTTTCTGATGTGACACGTAGCTGACCGTTCTTATTCGAGGGCACTCCAACCTAAACCTTACTCAAGGGTCTAAGTCTTTGTGCGTCTAGCAAGAACGGATTCGCCTCGCGAGTCTTTCGGCTATTCGCCTCAGAGAGGACCTAAGGGCAGAGGTGACGGCCTTAAGCGCACCCGCGCTTTTAGGAGTCCCTTTCTAATATCGAGTAACGGATCTTCCTTGCTCAAGTCCCTGTTCCATTATTCACTCCTTATCAAAGGGAGGTAAAGCCCGTAGGGCTTAAATAAGTGGTTACAGTTTCCATCACAAGTACTCTCCGTGGTAGTCCCCGAGTATTAGGGAGGACCGATCAGAAGACTCTCCTTGAGTCTGAAGCGGATTTCCGCCCCTTGGGTTCTGACGCGGGGTGTCACTTGCTAGCCTAGGTCAGTCTCTTATCTCGCAACCAGGGGAGTCTTACGACTACCCTAGAACGTGCGACATCACCGTAGGGAGGGTCCCTAGTGGTCGCCAACTGGGCTTCAGCACCATCCTCTTACGAGGTGGCATTTCCGCTGGATGTCGTATGACCTGCAAGCACTCTGGCTCCCTGTTCCAGTACACCACCAGCGATGCTGGCTGATGCGTGCTTACTCCAAGCATTGGGAAGCGTGGAAAACCTTCGTTTATATCGCGAAGGCGGGCGATGGTGTGAAAAGCCAAAGCCGGGAGGTTCAATTCCTCCCCTTCCCCCAG